ATTCTGTGCACCGCAACCGCCTGCGTGTTTAACAATCAGGCCGGTAACTGCTTAAGGGAAGGCCACTTCGTTGAAATAGCGGTCCGTGATAAGCGAGCGCAATGCACCGGCTTTGAGCGCAAGATCAAGGAGGTAAGACAATAATGGCCATGACCTGTATTACTGGCGGCACCACGAAGCCTAAACCCGATTACGGCGAGATATACCGTAAGGCGATTGTGCGGACTCTGGATGCGTGGGAACTGAAACCTGGTGATAAGGACCTAAGAAGCAAGCTCATCTACTATGGCGTTCGATATTGCAATCACAGTCGGTATGACAAAAAAGACTATGAGTCTGTAGTCTCGCGGCTAGAGTTAATTCAAGATATTAATGCGATGATCGGGCGTCTATCGCCGGCAGAATTGATGCAGATGTTTCCGGTTCGGAAGATATATAACGGCGAACGATACCAGACCAAAGACTTTTTTTACACGATGGCAGCGCTTCAAAAACATGGCTTAGACAATCCAATAGGTAATGCGGTCTTTGATACATTATGGGATTACCAAAACATTGATACAGAGCTTTTCTTGGTAGGGTACATGGGCGTCATGAGCGATATTCGCAAGCTGCAAGGTGGAAAAGGTTTGATGGAAGAGTGGTGCGAGAAGCAGGATATTCCAGTATATTATGAGTCCGCAGACCGCCAAGGCCGGACGTTCATGACCAATAGTAAGACCGGTAAAACCAAACGCGTACACAAGAAACCGCCGCGATATTTGCGGTTAGTTCAAAAGGAGGCATGCGGAAATGCCAGTAAGCAATAAATTACCCGAAAGGCGAAAGCGGTTTGTTGATGAGTACTTGAAGGATCTGAATGGAACTCAGGCATATCTTCGGGCCGGTTATAAGTCGAAAAATCCAGATGTGGACTGCCAAAAGCTTCTAGGAAATGCTAGGGTTCAGGCACATATTCAAAAGCGAAAGGCCGACCGCGAACGGCGTACCGAGATAACACAGGACCAGGTTGTGGCAGAATTGGCCAAGGTAGCGTTCGTAGATATTAAAGATTTTTTGCGATATGGCACCGAGAAGACTGATACTGGCGAAGTTGACGATGAAGGCAATCCAGTATATGAATACCGCCAGATAGTCGAGGCTAAGCCCTCCGAGCAGGTCGACGGCGCCATTGTGAGCGAAGTGACGCTAGGCAAAGACGGCACCTTTAAATTTAAACTGCATGACAAAATGGCGGCACTTGATAAGCTAGGACGGCACTTTGGGCTGTTTCTTGATCGGGTGCAGGCCCAGGTTGTTACTACCAACGTCAATGCCACAGCCCAAGAGATTATGGCTCTGCCTGAACCTGAACGCCAAAAATATATTGACCAGTTAGCCCGGATTGCTAAGGGCGAGTGACTATGGACAAAAGCGAGGCTATAGCCTTATTAGAGCAAATAGCCGCAGAGCAAAAAAGAATTCTTGTGCGAAATCATTTAATTGATTTTACCAAGTGGACATTTCAAGGGTACGAGATAAACGAGCACCACCGGCGATACGCGGAGGTGCTTGATCGATTTTCTAGGGGGAAAATCAAAAACCTGATGGTATTCATGCCGCCGCAGCACGGTAAAAGTGAGCTATGCAGCAGCCGGTTACCCGCTAAGCTTTTGGGCGATAATCCAGACCTAAGAATAGCGCTTACGTCTTATAATCATAGCTTTGCAAGCCGGTTTAATAGAGACGTGCAGAGGATTATCGATGACGAAAAATATAGACAGCTTTATCCGGGGACACAACTCAGCGGCGTAGGGATTAGGTCTATGGGCTCATGGCTAAGGAATGCTGATGAATTTGAGATTATTGATCATAAGGGCAGTTTCGTTTCTGTTGGCGTTGGAGGAGGCCTAACGGGACGGACGGTAGACATTGGCATTGTCGATGACCCTTATAAAGATGCTCAAGACGCATGGTCAACAACAGTCCGGCAAAGTGTCCAGGATTGGTATGACACGGTATTTAAAACCCGCCTGCACAATGACAGTCAGCAGCTTATAACGCAGACCAGGTGGCACCCTGATGATCTGTCAGGAACGATCTTAAAGCGCGAGCCTGAAAACTGGCATGTGGTTATTTTTCCGGCAATTAAAGTCGGACAACCGTCAGCCGAAGACCCACGAGAAGAAGGCGAAGCGTTATGGCCAGCGCGGCACAGTCTGACCCGGCTGCTGGAAGTTAAGCGGCAAAATCCCCATGTGTTTGGGTCACTCTATCAGCAAGATCCGAAGCCAGCAGAGGGTCTGCTGTTCCCGGTTGAAAGTCTGAATAGATTTACCCTGGAGGATATCAAAACCGATGGCGATTACCACAAAGTCTATATTGCCGCCATTGATTTGGCTGACAAGGGCAAAGACTTCTATTGCATGTTGGTTGCGGTACTGTTCGAACACAAGATATACGTTATTGATTGTATTTTTACACAGGCGCCAATCGATACGACGGAGCCGCTAACCATAGCCATGCTGAAAAAACACAAGACAAGGAGGTGCCGAATTGAGAGTAATGCTGGTGGCGAAATTTACTGTAGCAACTTAAAAAAGGCCGTGTTGCGGGAGCGCATAACGACCCATATAGACCCTGTATTCACAACCGCGAACAAAGAAACCCGAATTCTACTCTCGTCCGGGTCGATTAAGCAACATATGTGGTTCAGGTCAGACATTGCACCGAAAAGCGATTATGCAAAATTCATTGATAACCTTACTGGATATACCATGCAAGGTAAAAACGAGCACGATGATGGCCCTGATTGCGCAACAATGATAATTGAACTGATAACAGATTCAGGGCTAAGGGGATATGTAGGATTTTAACAAAGAATGGATTTGATCAAAATGGAGAAAGAAAAAATAATTAACACAGAGACTGAAATCTTATGCCACTCTTGCGAAAAGAACTATGTTGTTCCATTCAAATCTATGCATAGAAAAAATGATGTCCAAAACTGCCCCCACTGTGATGCAAAAATTGATGAGAAAACCTGGATCGAAATCGTAGAGGCTGTTTGGGGGTTGCAGCGTGCGAATGAAGATTTTTTAAATAACCACTTATACGGTGACGCTCAACCATTGTTTACAGTAGTGAGTATTCGAAGCAATATAGCGGATGAACCAGATTAACGGGAAGAGCCGAAAGGATCTTCTTTTATTTTTGGGGGAGAGGTGGTAAACGGCGATCCGGGTATCCAAGAGATCTAAGAAAAACAAAGAGAAAAGGGGATGTATTTATATGAGTGACAATGTATCCAAAGCTTACGAGACCATGCGTGAGGTTACGTGTAATCAAGGCAGCCCATCGGAACAAGCCGCTAAATTTGCAGATCTGCAGGAGTCGCTTAAGGCTGCCGCAAAAGAAGCAGTTGCCGCAGTCGACGAACTAGGAAAGCAGCAGCGGGGTGAAAAATAATGTCAAAAGAAATTTTTCAAGTCACTATCAACGGTTTTCTGCGGCCAGCAACGGTATATCTTATGGAAATTGCCTTAAATGTCGTGAGTGCTAAAAAGGAGATGCCAGCGGAAGAGTTTGCGGCATTTATGAGAGAAATGCAATTTTCGCCGGGAGTGGTTGATGGATGTTGCAGAGTAATTGGGAAATACGACACCTGGCAGAAACAACAGAAGATCAATGATTTTGAAATCCTCCGGCTGTTTGCCGGTCAGGAGGACGAGGTATGAGCGAGCGCCGGCCGCCATTCTGGGAACTTGAAGATCCCAAAATATTGGAGTCATCGAAGAATGGTCTACGATGGTATGCGCAGGCCCGGAAATTACAGGTGGTCACTGCGCCATGGGTAACCGAGACAGGGGAACAGAAATACCGGACCGTTACGCTGTCGGTGAATTTCTTTAAACGGACGGACGAACTAAGGGAACAACTAAAGGCGTTGCTACTTGAAATTGTCCGTGATCTGGACGAAAGCTACCCTGTAAAATAGTGTCCGATAACTGGGAGTTACCGGACGCTAAACGAGATATCTGGAGGGTTAATCACATTTGAATTAGGAGTAGAACGTGAAAGATGACCAAGCAAAAATGCTTAAAAGTATTCTAGGCATTAAGACTCAGATTGACACGATCACGGAGCGGCTCGGACCGCTTCACGCGGCGGGGAGGGACCTTTTAAAGAATGAAGGTTCACTCCCTTTGCTTTTTCAGCGGGAACTTATGCTGGCTTTGGGTATTGCCGGTATTACCATGATGGATCTGAATGAGGATCTGATGAAGATAATCGGATGTCTAAAAAATGAAGGAGTTGATAATAGTGTCAATTTATGATGAGATTTCCAAGCAAATAGAAGAGATTCAAAACAAAAAAATAAAGGCGATCCAGACAGGGCTTAACGCTATCCATCTGCGTCGGGACACTGAGGGAGCATTGCTACCGGAGGCATACGAAGAAGCCCTGGCTCTAGCCGATGCCGTCTTAAATGCTGATAGCGAACTGGTTGGACAGATTAATAAACTGATTTTATATAATATTCAACAGGCACGGGAGGGAATGCGTGATGAGCAACCCAGTAGTCAACGCAAATGACCTAGACGCTATGTGGGGCAGGAAATGGGCGATCACATTTTATCCCGCCAATAATGGACCCGCAATAATATTATCAACCAGTGACCTTGGTAACTACTCCCTGCAGGCTACTTTTCACGTTGAACGTCCAGGATATCAGGCAATCATGTTTGCAGAGGTAACGGTCTGGAACCTCAACGATGAAACGTTAAGCGCGATCCAGCCGCCCACGCAAGGATTTTCTAAGTCAGTTGGTAAAATCGTTATTCAAGCCGGTTATGTGAATGGCAATTATGGTCAGATTTATTCGGGACAAGTGTTTCAAACTCGGGTAATACACGAAAACGTAGTGGATAAAAAATTGGTCTTAAACTGTATCGACGGACTCCAGCAGTTGATGAATAACTATGTGTCGATGACGTTTAGCGCCGGGGTTAACCAGCAGACGGTCGTTAAAGGAATCGCAAGTCAGGCTCAGCAACCTATCGAAATTGGAACATTGAGCGATAGCTTAAATAGTAAGCAACTTCCCCGCGGCAAAGTGGTTTTTGGGGAACCTAAGAAATTCTTCCGCGAAATTTCCCAAGACAATAACGGGCAATTTTATTTTGTTGATGGGCAATTAAATTTAACCACTCTGCTGGATATCCCCAAAGGACAGTCGTTAATAATCCAGCCACCGCCTATTGGGGGGCTGATTGGATATCCTGAGCAGGTTGACGGTGGGGTCAAATTTACAGTTCTGCTGAATCCTCTGTTAAAACTGATGTATCCGCCGATGTCGGTTACATTGATGAATACTGTGATTAACCAGCAGCAGGTCCAGTATGGAAGCGGGACACTCCCTTACGTACTCAGCCCGTCGGGTGAATATAAGGTCGTCAAGGTAGTCCACCACGGAGACACGCGGGGCAATGACTGGTACACGGAATGCGTTGCTGTGACGCCAGGGATGCTCCCGATCACGCTGACGCAAAGCCCGAACTAGGTCAGCGATATATAATTAATGAGGTGTAATGAAATGAAAGATATTCACCAACAAAAAAACATCGTGAGCATTCTGCAGGTCGCGGACAAGTTCGCTAAGGTTGCCGGCAGGTTAAACCGCCTGCACCAATCAGCGAAAGAGCGTTTTCATAATGACGGTAAGCTTGATCTGCAATTCCAACGCGAAACGATGTTTACCACCGGCGCCATAAAAGGGGACATGCTGGA